CCCAACCGTTATTACCAACAGCAACCGTCATATCTCTATTGTTGTCTGTTGTCCAGTCACCAGTAAAGTATTCAGTAGCAGTTAAGTTATCAAAGTAATCTTTAATTCTAGTTACTTTGTTTAAGCATTTTGAAGATTTAAACACGTGAATTGTTTTAGCACTTCCAGAACCTTCGTTCGGAGAGTGAACCATAACTAACATTTTTGTTTTTTCGTTATAACCAGTACCACTTGCGTAAGTGTTATCTGTGTTTAACATATGAGAAGTGTATAAGTAAGCGTCTATGTTAGCACAAGAGTTATTACCCATATTCATTTCTCTTAATGTTCTTCTTCTGTTACAGAACATTCTTCTAGGTCTAATACCTTCAGGTAAGACCATATTAAGTTTTGTCCATCCAGTTTGAAATTCAAACGAACTTGTAATGTGGTGATAAGAATGGAATGAAACGAATCCATCTTTTGAAGAAGTATAGTATTGTGCGTGAGGGTATTGATCGCATTGATACATACTCTTAATCCAGTTTGTCCAAGAATCGTATTGTTGTGATGTTAAATCAGCGTGTGATACATCTGTACCGTGGTCGTCTTGTGAATATGCGTGAGAAGCATCCCCTAATATTCCGAAACGGTAGTTAGTTGTTGAGTTACATACAGATCCCCAAGGTGATCCTACATTTTTATATCCAGAATCGAAAATTCTGTAATTGACATTGGAGTTTCCGCCGCCATCGTCTCCCCACACACCAAATAGTGGTAGACCTTCTTTTCTGTGATCTATAGCACCAGCACCGCCGCCGCCTAGTAAATTTGATAAAGTTGCCATTGTTTTATTTTCCCTCTAATTCTTTTGTTTAACTATTTATATTTATAATACTTCTCATAATTAAAATTATGTTAGTACCCAACCGATATAAGATGAAGTTACATCTGGCGTTGTCTTATATGTTAATCTTAATGTTGCATAGTCTGAATCGCAAGTTAAGTCTGCAGCTGATCCAGCAATATTTTCACCATTTCTAGCAACGGTTAAATTTGCGTTTTTCCAGGCACCATATCCATCACAGAATAATACATAATCATTATCTGATGGATTTGACGGTAAAGTCATTGTGAAAGCAGCAGTTTCGCCTGTGTTACATATGTAAGCACCGCCTGAAACAGCAGTAAAATCAGCATTTTTATAATCCCAATTTATACCTGTAGCACTTGCCCATACTGGATCTGAAGCAGCGCCTTTTGTTTGTAATACATTACCACTCGCACCTGCAGCTAATCTCTCAACTCCACCTGCACCTCTAAAAAGTACATCACCGTGTGTTGTTAGTTGAGTTACGTCATCACCTTTTTTAGCAAGTTTTGACCAGTAAGTTGCATTTGAAGTAGCGTTTCCAGTTGAAGCTAATATACAAATAAAAGTTTCACCACCAGAGGTTACAATGTCATCTACTACATAAGCAGTAGAACCGTTATATGCCCCTTGGAATACTGGTTTAATTCTTCCTAAATTTATTGTTGCCATAATTCTAAATTCCCTTATTTCTATTTATATTTATAATCGTTTGATCTTCAATTATAAAAAATTTTAATTTAATTCTACCTTTAAGTCCCCATTATCTACGGTAAAATCTAGTCCAGCACGCATAAAGAAACTTTGACTAAAAATGTCTTCTTGTTCTTTAGTTTCAAAACGAGTTTCTATGTTATCTGCACCATTTGTTTTAGTTATCTGTAATTCACCTTTCCACTCTGGTGTATATATCTTACCTCCAGAATTGGTAAAATTACTTTCATAGTAATATAATGTATCAATAGCACTACCAGGTACCGTACTTACGCCCTTTTTAGGGACTACGATAGTTACGGTTGCACCCGAAGTACCTATTGTTCCGTTTGTAGTTACATCTGTTGTATATTCTGATCCACCTTCTTTAGTACCACCCATAGTAGTAGAAAATTTAAAGTCTGAATCTGTCAAATTTGAGTCTGATACATCAAAAATATATGTATTTCCTTCATACATTTTAATGTCATTTCTTGCTCTAGTCACGTGAGTGATTGGTAATTCATCATCACCACCATCAATTACTAAAGTACCACCTACACCTACAACATAAAGTTTTGATCCGTCAGCATTGAATGCCATACCTCTAGGAACTATATTATTTGTTCTTAAACTTGTAGCGTGTGTTAATGCTTGTGTTGTTGAAATATCAAAACCAGTTACCAATGGATATTGGTTAACATCATTTCCAGTATTACCAACAACGAATAATTTATCTCCGTCATTATCAAATACTATTGCTCTTGGATCTGATTCTTCAGGAGCAATTGAATGTGCGTCAACAAAAGCAGCCGTACTAATATCCCATTCCGTACCTAGTAAGTATTCATTAACATCATTGCCATCATCACCTACTACGAAACATAGTCCCCCAGCATTAACGGCACCTCTAGCAACATTGTTAAAATATAAATCTTGTGGATTTGTGTCTTCATTTCTAACTGAAAATCTGTCTGTATAAGTTGCTGACGCAATATCATAAGGAGTAGATAAAGCATACTCATTAATATTTGCACCAAGAACACTTGCGTCTTCAGGTCCACCAAGACCTAACATATACATTTTAGAACCATCGTTATTAAATGTAACTGATTTTGGTGATATGTCTTGTCCTTTAACATCTAATTCTTTTGTCCAAGTTAAAGTTCCAACATCAAAACCTGTTGATAAAGCATATTGAATAAGTCTGGAATTAAATTTATCAACAGCAACCATTATTGTTCCAGCAGGATTAAAACATAATCCGTGCATATCAGAAGTTCCACTTTGATTTGTATTTTCTGATCCTCTTCTAACTAAAGAAGTTGTTGTTGTTAAAGATAATGTTGAAGCGTCATAAGGAGTAGATAAAGCGTATTCGTAAATACTATCGTTTTTATTTTCTCCAACTATGTCTTTTGTTACGGTCTTGTTAATAACTTGATTCGAAACTCCTGCAATATGGAATCCGTAAAATTCGTCTTTTTCTTTTCCTGTTACCGTGAATTGTGTTAATGTACTCATATCTTTTATTTATCCTGTATTAAGCGACCTCTACTAATTTCCAACCGTTTGTATTTCCAGTATAGACTAAAGTAAATCCTGCGTGGTTTGTAGTTACATCCATATCTTCAGCAAGATTCATAATATCTTTACCATTTCTATCAACGGTTAATTTGTTTGTAGCAAAAGTTCCTGCTAAATCTAACATTGCAACTGAATCTCCAACTAATGGAGAAGCAGGCAATTGAATTGTTGCCGTTCCTGTTTGTGTATTAACTAAAAATCTTTGATTACTTTCTGCGACTACAACACTTGAACTATCTCCAACAACTTCTGTCCAAGGAGTTCCTCCTCCAAGACCTGTCCAAGATGAACCGTTATAACCTTCCCAAGCAACTAGAGATGTATTGTATCTCATCATACCAGCATATAAAGCACCACCAACTGGTCTTTGAGATGTTGTTCCTGTTGGTGGAACCCAACCTCCAACACCTGATTTATCTCTTGTCATATATCCTAATACAGCATTTTCAGTAGGTACGGCATTGTTTGAGTTACCGCCTAGAGTTTCGTCTGTACTAAATTCGTTAATAGCGGCACCTAATTCTGCACCGATAGAACCAAGTTTTAATTCACTTAATCCTGAAAGGTTAAAGGCGTCTGCATTAAGAGTAGCAGTACCAGTTGCCTGTTCAATTTTAAATAAATCTCCAACTCTAAAGTCCCCTGCCTGGTCGGTTGATACCCAATATACACGACCACCATCTTCTTCATTAATCTCATCTGATTGATCTGGATTTTGTGTAGGTGTTCCTGGATAATTTGTAGTTACAACATCTCCAGTACCAATATTTAAGAAATCGTGACCTGTTAATCTTATGTTTGAGAATCCTTCAGAAATATCTGTTGATATACTATCGGCTTTTGCTCTACTAGTACCAATATCTTCTGTTAATCTAACAACAGCAGTTCCAGTAGTTGTATCTTCTTCTGATACTAACCCAACTCTAAAGTATTTGTCATCTCCATCAAATTTAACATTGGCAGCATTTTTAATAATGTTTGTAGCATTTAATGTTGTTGTTCCTGATTTAACTGCAAGTAAAGGACCTCTTTGTCCTTGTTGAGCAGGTGAACCAAAACCTGACGCCAAAGTAATTTGGAATGTTGATGAATCTTCTTTTTCAATTGTACAAGTTTCTCCGTCTTGGAAACTTCCACTAATATTTTCTATGTGTAAGTATAATAGAGAGTTGTTAAATCTGAATATTTTAGCAGTTGCACCTGAACTATCCCCTTGGATAACAGCAGTACCTTGCCCTTGTGTTGTAATACAATTTTCAATATCTATAACCGTTGCACCACCAAGGAATCCTGTTGCATCCCATTTCAACATTAAACCTCTAGTTTGAATGTTTACTGGTGATTCATCTTCGTCTGTACCTGAAGATACACACGCCTTTTCCCCATATGCGTGAGAGCAGTTTAGACCTCTAATAAATCCGCCTGATTCAGCGTAAATAGCTTTTTCTGCATAATAAACGAATACTGATACTGCCTCAACACGACCTTTTCCTAAGATGTGAATACCAATACCATCATTGTTAATTTGTGTAAAGTCATTAAGTAGCATTGACTTGTATGAATTAGTATAAGTTTTTGCGTGAAGATTACCGTCTGTTTGTACTCCACAAGCACCAGCGTTTATTGATGTACAATTCTGTATATATGGTGAAGCAGTCCTAATATTACCACTAGGGTCTAAAGACATAATTCCTAATTCTTTAACACCTTTTGGTAAGTTTCTTTCACCTACATCTGTAATATTAAATTTTGCTCTTCCAAGAGTTACATAATCATTTGTTACTAATCCGTGACCACCACTTGTATTAACCGTTATTTCCCCAGCAGCGTGAGCATATGACATACTAGCAACTGGAATATTTGTTCCTTCAGCACCTTGTTTAATAACATTACCACCACTTACATAATTGTGAATTGATGTATGCGTTGATGTAGGAACCGTAAATGAATCTGAATCTTGTACCGTAACTTTATATAATCCACCAGCACGTTTTGTACCAGTTGCTGTAGGAACCGTAAATGAATCTGAATCTTGTACCGTAACTTTATATAATCCACCAGCACGTTTTGTACCAGTTGATCCTGAAAATGTCATATTTCTAATATTATTCTTATCATTAGTTAAGAACATATTTGAAGCGTCATTATCTTCTAGTGATTGAACCGTTAAAACTAAATCTCCACCACCACCAATATCAGCAGATTTTAATGTGATTACATCACCAACATTAAATCCTGAACCACCGTGGTAAGTTATAATTTCTTTTGCCTCATTACCAATAATAGTAACACTAAACACAGCACCTTGACCAACTTCTGGATAAACTTTTTCTCCTTGAACACAACTATATTTTAGTCCTGAAATTTTAATAGTATCACTTACTGCTAATCCGTGTGAAGCATTTGTTGTAACCGTAATTACACCAGTTGTGTTGTTATAAGCAGCGTCTGTTACTAAAAATTCACCATATCCAGCAGTAGTAACCGTACCACCACTAACATATGTGTGTACAAAATCTGAAGTTCCTGGATTAATTGTAAATTCAGTTCCACTTGGTGTACTTTGAACTACAAAAGATTTTTCAACTTTACTAGGGTGAACATATTTGTATTCGCCGTTTGTTGCACCACTTGGTTCGTCTGTTACACTAACCGTTTTAATTTGAGTACCTGAACCAGATTTTGGTGAAACTTTAGTATTTCTTAAAGATTCTCCAATTATTGAAACACCTTCTTGTACTCTTAAAGGCATTTTTTCTTTGAAAGTACCGTTTTTAACTCTTAATACATCTCCTGCAACACTCTTAACATCCATTGTTATAGGAACCGTAGCACTTCCAATTTCTGATCCGTCTATTCTTAATTTATCTCCAACATTGTGTTTCGCACCACCATTAATAATTTCAACACTTACCGTACCTGAAGTATTAACTCTCCAGTATGAATCACTACCAACTTCTGGATATGTTTTCTTACCTTGTGAGCAAGTGTAATCCATACCTCTTAATCTTATAGTATCACTTATTGATAATCCGTGAGCACCTGTTGTTGTGATTGTAATAACACCTGTACTATTATTGTAAGGTGCATTTGAAACCGTTAAAGTAGAGTCATCTGATTTTCTAATTTCCCCACCACTAACATATGTGTGAGCAAAACTAGATGTTGCTAAATTGATTTCAATTTGTGTACTAGATGGTACACCTGCAACCGTAAATTCTTTATATGCTATTGCACGAGCATTTTCGTATGAGGCAGCAGTACCACCTGTACCACCAGATAAATTTTCTATTCCTCTAATTGCGTCTTTCTTTGCCTTCTTTAATGCGTATGCAATTGTTTGATAAGGCGCTGATTCTGTTCCTGGGTTAGTATTTTTTCCACTTGGAGAAACCCATAAAACATTTCCACCAGAAATCGTACTCCACATAATATCATTTCCATCGTTAGTCAGGAATGATCCAGGAAGTCCTAATGGTAATCTTGCAACACCACCATCATTTTGGGTAATCATATCACCACGAGTAGTTAATACAGCGGCAGTATCACCTTGAGCAACAATACTCCATACCGTTGCGTCTGAACCTGGTTGAATATTTAATTGTTGATCTTTTAAACAAACATATGAGTTTGAAGAATATCTAACTACACTACCAACTTCATAAGTTATAGCAGGGTCGTAAGTACCTCTCCATTTAAATCCTTCTACAACAACTTTCCAGTATGTTGTATTAACCGTACCAGCAGTTACAGCAGGTCTTTGGTTTGTATTATCTAAAATACAAACATAAGAATTACCACCGTATTGAACCGTGTCTCCAGTTTTGTATGCTGTACCGTGAGAATAAACTCCAGTAGCATTGAAACCTGTTGTGATTACATCCCAATAAGCATTATCGGCAGGAGTTTGTCCTGATTCTTCTTCATCATTAATATAAACATAAGAATATCCACCGTGAGTTACGACATCACCTTTTGAGTAAACCGTACCTGCGTTGTATGAATCTTCAAATTGTAATCCTTCTGAATAAACTGAAAAGTTTGCCTGAGCAAAGTCATCTGCTGAAGCACCTGAAGTGTGAGCAGTTGTACATCTATATTGATATGAACCAAACTTAACAACATCATCTAATCTGTAATATTGTGTAGTTGCCCAATCGCCTCTAAATGCAACACCTTCACTATATAAAGTGAAGTTTGCTAAATCTATTGTTGAATCACCACCTGAAGCAGATGTGTGTTCAGTTGTAACTCTATATTGTCTACCACCGTATTTAACAATATCACTTATTCTATATTGTGTATCGGCAGCGTAATCACCTCTAAAAGTGATACCGTCTGAATATTGTTCAAAGTTTGATTGATTTAATACTAAACTTGAAGATGTATGAGCAGTTGTACATCTAAATTGTTTACCACCGTAAGATACTAGGTCGTTTAATTTATACCAAGTTGAATTGGCGTAAGTACCTTTGTAGTAAAAGGATTCGCCGTGTAGTTGCCAATAATCGGTATAAGTTCCTGGGTCTGTATAAAATAAACCTTCGCCTGATGGTGAAGTGTGATTTTGAATACACACATATGAATTACCACCATATTTGATTATGTCATCTATAACATAACCTGTACTAGTTGCCCAATCACCTCTCCATTTAAATTTAAGTCTACCTAGTTTAAAATCTGCCATTTGTTTCTCTCTATATTTTTATTAAACCGCACTTTGGTATGTTGTTGTACCAACACTTGCCGTTGTACTTTCAAAAGTATCAAAGTCATCACTTCCCAATTCCGACCTTACTACACCTTGATTACTTCTTTTTACTAAATCTCCACTACTACTATTTATAAGAAAAGTTGTAGTAGGATTGTTTGAAAAGTTAATTTGTTGAAATTTATCACTATCATTATTATAGTATCTTTTCTTAACTTGACCAACTACAATACTCAATCCAGTCTTTGGAATTAGTGTAAAAGTTACTACGGTATTATTGACTAAAATAAAGTCTGTAAACGGTTCTTGTTTAACGCCGTCTAAAAATACTGCAATCCTTGACTCATTCAATACTGGTGTTCCTATTGTATATTGATATGTTGAACCGTCAGTTGTGAAGTAACTAACATCAAACATCTCTAATCTTTCGTCAACATAATCTGTTTCTGCTCTTGCGACATAATCTGATTTACCATCTTCGTAATACTTTGATACTTCAATTGTTTCAGAACCTTTATTAGGGTTTACTGAAGTTAAGTATAACATTCCATCTTTTGTTCTTCTTAAACCATTAAAAGATTTCTGTTTTACTGAAGCAGCAGGTGTATGTGAAACTAGATATGCCATATTTTTCTATATTTATATTTTTCCTATGTTAATGCCAAGATACTAGCATATGCCTCAACATCTACCGAACTTGAATCAGGAGATGGATCAGCAACAACTCGTATAATATCGTTGTTTTCTAAATTTACAGGTTTGTCTAGTGTTAATGTATTGTTTGGTGGAACTTCTAAACTCTTACCTATATGATAAAAAGTTGAACCTCCATCAGTTGTAACCTTAACATTTACCGTTGCACTAGCAGTTGAACTTTTATTTGAAACATATACAGCGTGAATTACTGCTGTTTCACTTGCACCAGCAGTGAATAAATTTGCTGTTGAATCATCTACTACTGGAACGGTTATTCCTGCATTTTTAAATGTACTTGCCATAATTAACTACCGAAAACTATTGAATACGCTAATGCGTCTCCATCCATTGCAACTTGACCATCTGAATCTGGTAATGTTATTGTTCTATCACCAGTAGGTTCTACAACCGTTAGAGTGGTTTCGTATGCGTTTTCTAAATATCCTTCAAAAATTAAATTTGAACCGTTTAAAGTAATATCATTATTAGTTACGGCACCTGCCTGTGTAACTGCTTGTAAAGTTACAGCACCTGCACCACCAACTTCTTTAACAACTCCACCTGATGTTTTTGAAAACAATTTACCATCAGTTAAATTCATTGCCAATTCGCCTGCTTCTAAAGCAGCAGCACCTGGAATTTGGTTTGGAGTTTCTGATCTTTTTATTTTTATTACGGTTGCCATTATTTGTATTTTCTATTCATTCTTGCTTTAAATTTTATTTTATTAATTAACTTTAATTTTGTTAATCTTCTATCTAATTCTATTCCTAATTTTCTTCCAATTCTCTCTAATTCTTTTTTATTTTTTGTCGCCAAATCTTTCATAACAATAACTTTTTTCTTTACAGGTTTATTAACCTTATCATAAGATTTTACAACACTATCAAACCATTTTTTGAAAATGGCAAACATTAGAAAGAACCACCATCAACGGTTACAATTTCAACTTCACCTGAAGTTACACTAAAATTGTCTGAAGTAAATTTAGCAACACCTTTGTTTGAAGTAGAAGCGTCTTCTCCTGCAACTTTGATTGTATTGTTATCAACAATCGTATTAATACCTTCGCCTGCTAAAAACTCTAAATTTTCTTCCAAATAAACTCTTCCTGTTGTTGAAGATTCATCTGTTAAAGTAATAAATGGATTTGCAAGTTTAGTTGTTTGAATTGTACTATTTGCAATCATTGAGTTTTGTATACCTAATGCTTTTAATCTTAATGCGTCTGCGTTAACTTCAATTGAAGAATCATCAACTGCAACATCTAATTGGTTACCATCTTTTGTTAAAGCGGCACCAGCAGTTATTTGACCTGCACCAGAGAATTGTGATACATCTAAATCAGTTGTTCCAAAAGTAGGAGCACCTGTATGTGTAAATGTATAACCATTGTTAGCATTTAAAACACCTTCTTCAACAAATACGAAAGCACCACCTGATAATTCAGCAGGTTGATCTTCTGGAGTTGCTCTTGTTAAAACCCAATTTGTTGAACCTGAACCTGTATTAGTTACAACATAGATACCGTTTTGAGTTGCGTCTGTTTGATCTTTAACTAAAACTCTATCGTCTGTATTCGCAGCCGTACTATCTAAAACTAAAACTGCCTGTGTACTATTGTTTGTTAAAGTTGCACCAACACCAAGACTTCCGTTATTGTAAGTTGCTGATAAATTTTCAGTTGTAGCAATTTTACAAGAAGGTTTAGTATCTAAACCTTGAGCAACTTGGTCAACATACATTTTGTTTGCAAGTGAATTGTCTGTAAATCCTGCTCTATCTTCATAACCACTAGGTACAATTACCGTACCTGTTCCGTGTGGAGATAAATTAATATCTTTATTACCTGCTGTTGTAGTTACTGATTGACCGTTTAATGTAAGGTCATCTACTACTAAAGAAGTTAATCCTGCAATATCAGTTTCAGTAGAACCTAAAGTTAATACTGAACTACCTATTGTTGTTTGAGGATTTGCTAAATTAGCATTTGTAATTCCAGCAGAACCGTCCAAGTTAGCATTTGTTAATGCTTCAGCAGTAACCGTTACCGTATTATCAGTAACCGTTTGTACCATACCACCTGTACCTGCGAAAGTTAATGTTTCGGAAGTATTGTATGTATCTGTTCCTGTATCACCCGCTAAATTAATGTATTGATTAACGGTTGTGAAATCTAAATTACCAGATCCGTCTGTTTTTAAAAATTGTCCAGCAGTACCATCTCCGTCTGGTAAGACAAAAGTTTGTGATCCTGTTACTGCATTGGGAGCTCTAATTCCTATGTAGTTAGTACCGTTATTAGTACCTTCGTTAAATCTTACTTCACCACCTTCAGTTAAGTGGTTACCTATGTTTAGTGTATCTATTGCTAAGTTTGAATCAACTATTACTGCGCCACTACCTGTTAAAGTACCAGCCACGTGATCTAGCATATCAGTAAAATATTGACCTCCAATTACTGATACATTATTTGCGTCACCATTACCGTCAACGCCACCTTCACCAATAAAAATTCTATCACCAAGATTACCTTGGGATCCTGTTCCATATGTGTATGCTAATTCACCTAATTTTAGTGTTGCTGGTGCTGAAGTTGACGCACTTCTTTTTATCTGTATTACCGTTGCCATATTCCTACCTTAAAAACTTCCGCCGTTAAATGTTAGTGTTCCAGTAGTGGTTACAATTTCGTTCTTACTTACGAACTTACCATCACTAGCTCTGTATTGTAATAATGCACCATCATTAAGACTTGTAACATCAACATCACCTAATAATTTTAAAGAAAGAGAACTATTTTGTAATGAAGAACCCGAAGGTAAAGTTACAGAAACCTTTTGTGGTCCACTAGATGTGGGAGTATTGATTTTCGCTGTAATCGTCATTGACCTCTCTCTTTAACAATATTTATAATACTTTTAACTTGTTGTTACATTAGGTCTTACAGATATAATACCCTCAATTACTCTAGTTATAGCGCCAGTAGCAGTCTTTGTGATTTCTACATCATAGACATACCTCTCTGGTGCGTCTAAAGCCGCCGTTTGAGTAGGCGTTAGACTTAATGCGACAACTCCTGAAGTAGCGTCTGTAGCAATAAGTGATGTAATAGTCGTTCTTGTTCTAGTTGACGCATATCCTTTTGCCATCTTTGCTTCCGTTGTATATCCAGTCAAGTCAAATGGGTTGCCATTTGCGTCTTTGACCGTAATATCGGAACTGAATGTTGCGCCTTGATCTATTAATAAATTAGCTATTGCTGCCATTGTCTTTTATTGGTTGTACTTTTTCTTCTTTCATTAATTCTAATATTTTTTTATTATAAAATTCTGTAAGAACTTGTATTTTTTCCAACTCAATATCGTGTCTGACTCTACTTGCCTCAATCTCTTGTCTAGCAGTAATACGATTTCTCAATCCTATACTAAACTTCGTTTCGTCATACACTTTTCCATCTATGGATATTGACATAATTTACTCCTTATTTATTCTATATTTACTATTTATACGGTTTTAAAGGCACTTTGAAATCTTTAGGATAGATAATTGTTTGTAGGCAATTGTCTTTTTTACCCCCACATACCCAATATTGTTGGTCACTTACTATCAAATTTCTATCATAATCCTTATTAAAATTATCAAAATAATACTTCAACCATCTAGTATTTGTTCGTTGTCTGCTGATAAAGTAAAATTTAGGATTAAGTTTTTCTATAAAATCTATCTGTTGATCTAATACAGGATGATTTATATGTACACCATCTCTCTTTTTAGACCCACCTGTTTCTCTAAAATCTTTAGAATACAGAAACCTA